GAATTGACCTAATAAAACTACTAACCCACGCACTCGGTGTAACTCCTAATCCTATGTTATTTGAAAATATAGAAACACCAGTAGATAATAAAGTTAAACAAGGACTGCCAGTTGAACTATCAGTAACAAATTCAAATTGATTTGTAGCATTTCTAAAAACAATCCTTCCGTTATAATCAGTTCCACTTGTTGAAAAATCAATTAAACTTCCTCCAGTATTTGCACCATTTAATTGTAATTGAGCATAATTACTTTCATAATATGCGTGTATTCCATTTCCTACATTTGTATTAGTTCCCCCACTTACATAAAAGTTTGAACTAAATACCGCACTTGTTCCATTCAATGGACCTGTTAAAGTTCCCCCTGTTAATGGTAGGTAAGCACCTATATCACTTGTAAGAGCCAATGTTCCTGTTGCAGATGGGAATGTATATGTGTAACCTGTCGCAGATGGTAAAGTAAAAGAATTACTTATACCTCCACCACTTGTGAATTTAACCCCATTGGTTAAACCACCAATATTCATATATCCTGCTAAAGAGTTACTTGAAGCATTTTGTAAAAATATGCCTCCGTTGTTTTTAGTAGCATCCGAGAAAGTCTTTGTGCCACCAACTGTTTCATTGCCTGTATTATGAACAACCGCTGAATCTAAAGCGTAAGTTGAACTATCTACCGAACCATCAGCCTTTAAGAACTGACTTGATGTACCACTTGTTTTTACAAATGATGTTGCAGTTACTGAATTTGAAAAAGTAAAAGCAGTAGCAAAGAAAAATAAAGGTCTATATGCAGTTACACCATCATTTACTGATTGAATTGCTGGACCTGCAACATTGTCGTAAAAATCAATAATATTATTTGTTCCTGTACGAACCGAAAATAAATTAATTGCATACACACCAATACCAACTTGTGTAAATGTTCCAGTTGTACCTGCTAAAGGACCTGTTAAAGTACCACCTGATAAAGGTAGGTAATTTGTATTATCATAGCTTATTGTTGTGCCTGTTGCTTTAACAAAACCTGTACCATTTAATTGTGCTTGTTTAAGATTAAAAGTATTCCAATCCGTAGAACTTAAATAACCATTTTGTGATGTATTTGCAACTTGAATAGATATAGCAGGGGTAGCTCCACCACTTGAAGATAAAGGACTATTTGCAGTAACCGATGTAACTGTTCCAACACTCCAATTTCTGTTAGCGCTTAAATCTAAAGTAGTGCCATTTATTGTTAATGTTCTTGAAGTTGGTACTTTTAAATTTAAAGCATTTTGTAAATCCGTTTGGTCTGATAAAGTACCGGTTATACTACCCCATGTAGCAGATAAAGTAGTAGTTACTTTATTAATATTAACCTCGATTATTGAATCAGTTACATTGATAGTAACATCCTCTCTATTATCATCTACATTAATATCTACTATTTCATCTGTGATAGATGGAGTAATATTGATTGTATTAACGTTATCCGTTACAGTAATATCTACATAATCCTCAATCATAATATTATACAGTTACATCTTGAGTTATTGTGAATTGTCCGTTAATATAAGTTTTTACCTCTCCACTCGAGAAAGTAAATTGCATATCATAAATATAATTCCAAGCCTCAATATTAATAATTTGAGTATTGATTTTAAACAAGCCAGATGATGCGTTAGTAATTGTAATTCCTGCCGAGCTTACAGATGTTAAAGATAAAGCAGGAGTTGTATCGGTAGCGCATTTCTTTAATTGCATTTTAATAGTAGCACCAGTTAAATTAACCGCACTACCATTTATTTTTAACTCAAAAGGCACTTCGTTAAAAGTATCTCCCTTTATATGTGTAAAATTTAATCCCATTATTTCTCTATCTTTTTTAAATAAATCTTTAGTTTTTTAACATTTTCTGCTTTTGGCTTGTAAGTACCTCTATAAGTACCAACCTCCAAAATCACTTTCTTTGTCTGGGAACATATCTGCATTTGAGTTGGTGTTATATTCTGTGAAACTTGATTGATTAAATGCCATATAATCTATAAATCTTCTTGTGTAATGTTCAGCGATTGAACGCTCTTTTTCAACAAGAAAATCTATTTCTAATTTATCTACATTATCGCTATTCTCTGAATTATGCTTGTAAACTCCTTTATTTGCAATCGTGTAAGCTGCGAAAGGTAAATACTCTACCATTGACCAATGGATAACCATAGGCTTTATGTATTTGCTTAATAAAGTTGTATAAGGAGAAGCTAAATTGCCTGCTACTATACCATCATTTATTTTATCAAATAGTTTTGTACCTAAATAGTTTTGTATGTGGATGTCTTGCGCAATCTTTACAAATTGTATAAATTTATCCGTATCGATATTACCATTTAAAGCGGTAAATTTTACAATATCATCTCTTGTTATGAATAGTGCTTGTGCCATTATTTATTGAATCTTGGATTAGTTGGTAAAAATCCCTCGAAAGGCATATCAATAGGCTTTTGATATACTAAAGGATTATTGACTGGTACAATTTCGCCCTCTTTTCTTGCTTGAGATGGAGTAACTTCTTTTTTATTATCGCCATTTCTATTAAAAGAGCCTATTCTTCTATAAGTTTCTCTTGTCCAGAAATGATGGCAAGCACCTCCTCCTTTGTATAAAAATATATCATAAGTATCTGCTCCCTCTGGACCCCATCCTGCGTTAGTAGTTGGCTTTTGGCTCATCTGCATTATATCCTCTTTGCGATATAATTTATTTACTTTAAGCATCCTTTTGCAAAACTCCCTGCTATTATCAGAAACCTCTCCGCTATATCTATATCTTGAAACAAATAAAACACCATCTTGCTCACTTGTAACATTTGGCTTTGCTACACCAGTTGTAACAAAGTTATAGATTTTACTCATCAAAGATTTTTTAGGATTATTTAAACGCTCTAATTCTGCATCTAATAATTCCTCATCTTCGTAGTTTACAACTCTACTATCTATAAGCTCCCACTCATCTAAATTCATCTCTTCGCCATACTGCTCCAAGTCTAATTCATCTAAATGACTTGACATTTTAACTCCAGTAGCTTCTTCAGTTTGAGAGTTATCTAAAACTGGATTTAAATCGATAAATTCTAAAGGCTGAAGTGTTTTAAAGTATAAGTTAAGACTTACACCATTAAAAGATAATATTTCGTCTAAAGCGTCTAAAATCGTTTCTTGGAATGGTCTAATAACCATGTTATCAAATAAGATAGAAGCATTCTTTAATTCGTCAGCATTAGAAGAGAATCCGTTAGCAGATGGAATACCAAAAAGCAATCCACTTGTAACTCTATGACCTAATAAAATCTTACCTCTCGATTCCTCGCTTAAATATTCGTAATGAGCAGGTGCATCGTTTAAAGGGATAGAATCTACTGTTGTTTTTTTAGTTTCATCGTTGTTAAAAGAAACGATTACAGGGTCTCCACCACTACCAGTTAATTGACCTTTAACCTTGCTTGATATTAATTGTTGTTTTTCCTCATCTGGAACGCCATTGTTAAAGTTTATAACTGTGCGACCGCTGAAACCTCTTTGAACATCGTTGATTAAATAATCTGCAATCTCTTCTTCTAATTTTGTGTAAGGTATAGCACCTAAATAATCAACATTAGAATAATATTTTTGACCTACTGTGTAATTACCTACAAATAGAATTTCTAAAGTCTTATCTCCAAAACCGAAAGCGGATATTCTTTGAGCAGGATATTTCTTTAAATCTTCCCAATTATCAGAATAATAGTAAGCCTCAATTTCTCCTTTTTTATTGCACTTTTCTGCTCTTAATAATTGTACCGGTATATGCTCAACTTTGATAATAGCATCCTTTGCCTTATTGTAAATAAGTTGTAAAGCAAATTGTCCTAATAACTTTAAATCTACTACCGATTTTTTTATAACTTCCTTACGGAATAGCATTTTCATCTGCGCATATTCGTTAGGCTTTCTATTACTATCCGTAGCATCTAAACCTTTACCATAAATTAGCTTACAAATAGAGTTGATAATAGCATGATTTGTAGTGCTACCATTATATCTATCAATAAGCTCTTGATAATAGTTATTGTCATCTCCAAAACCAACCCAAGCATCTTTTTTCGTTTCAACGCTTTTAGGTGCTTTGTAAGCCTCTAATTGTACAAAGTGTATGTTATTACTCATAAAAAATTATATTATCGTTAGAAGCGATGTATTCATCTTTATTAACGCTATATGTTGATATTGTTTGATTAGTGCAAAATATTTTATCTCTATGAATTAATACATCATCATTACTAAAAGTAGCTTCGTAAAAATGTCCCTCTTTTAAAGTAAAGATTTTATTGATGTATGTATAAAATGATAAATTAGTAGAGGTTACATTATAATTAATAACATCATATGTGCTTTCATTCTTAAAAGAAATTTTATCATTAGTATCGCTTCTGGTTTGTCTTTTTTTAATTT